AGGGTCATCAATTCCAATTCCTACGTTTCCAGTTGCTCCGTCTAAAGTCATCATATCATTACCTTGAGTAAAACTGTAAAACGTTAATTTATCAATAGTATTACTACCTTGATTGTATCTTAATTGAAACTTAGAGCTTCCGTTATTGCTAAATCTAATATGTGATTGATGACTTCCTACTGAATCCAAGACAATACCTGCTATATCATCTGGATATGTGCCAGTTCCTTTAATATAAAGCTGCGCATAATCATTTGTATCTTGATTATTAGAGCCTTCAATATTGAGTAATGCTAAAGGCGAATCAGTTCCAATTCCTACGCTTCCATCAACAGTTAAACTGTCGTGTATAGTTGCTGATTCTCTTATATCTACAGAAGTACTACTTATACCTAAAGCTTCAACTCCTTCCTGTATTTGAAAAGAAAAACTACCTTCAGAATGAAGCTCAAATTTATCTAAACTATGGTCAACTCTTAAATAATGTAAAGGTAATCCTGTAACATCTGCAAATGCTAAATAAGCTGCTTCATCTGTCGCACTAGCTATTGTAATACCTCCTTCATCTGGTACAGTTACTACTAATTCATCCATTCTATAATCACTAGGATTAGATGTATTAATACCTACTGAGTCCTCAGATGCATCTACAAATAAAGTATCTGTATCTACTGTTAAATCACTACCAATAATAGTTTGTCCTGTGAATCTTGCATCACCAGCTACATCTAATCTATACGATGGACTATCGTTAAATATACCTACTCTTACGTTACTTGGGTCAACAGTTAATGTATTAGTTGTTGAATAAGTTGCATCTACTATGAGTTTTTTTCTTATAAAAACACTAGAGCTACCTATACTTAAGCTACCAGCTCCAAGTCCTGCGTTTCCAATACCAAACTCCATACCATCAACAAAGTGATTGTAAGCAATAAAACCCCCATTTGTAGTAGAACTTCCTTCTGCATCTTTGAAAAACAAACTACCATAAGCTAAACTTGAAGAATATATTGTTATTCCTCTATCTCCAGTACCATCTCCAATTATTAAATCTTTAGCATATTGACCTGTAAATCCTGAAGGACTTGCATTGTTTATTCCTACTTGACTATTAGTTGAATCTACTTTTAATGTGCTTGTATTTACCGTAAGGTCATCTCCGTTGCTAATAATCATTGATGTTCCACCCGAGGTATTTCCTATTGCAAGTATTTCGGCTAAAGTATCTTGTCCTTCTACTGCTGAGTCAACATAAGCTTTTGTTGCAGCATCTTGAGCAGCACTTGGGTCAGTTAATCCTGATATTATCCCTGTAACTGTAAGTCCTGTATTTGTTGTTTGTAATTTAGTAGCACCTCCATAATTAAGTTTTACCCTAGAATCTGTAGCACCATCTAAATCTAATTCTATATAATTTTGTGAACCATCACTCTTGGTTAAGTACATATAAGTACCTTGTAAATACAAAGCTCCTGTACCGTCTTCTGTAATATAACTATTACTACCATTATGATGTATTTCTAATTCTCCACCAGTACCGTATATTGATTTACTTGTGTCTGTAAAAGTAATATCATCTCCTGCACTTACAGCTATATCCGTTCCTCCTGTGGTATTTCCTCCTGAAAGTATCTCAGCTAATGTATCGTGACCTGTTATAGCAGTATCTACATAAGCAGTAGTAGCCACTTTAGTACTATTGTCTCCATCTGATTGAGTAGTTGCTGTAACCCCATCTGCTAATACAGAAGTTGCAGTTACATTACCTGTTAAATCTCCTGTAACATCACCAGTTAAATCTCCAGTTACATTCCCTGTTACATCTCCTGTTACATTTCCTGTAAGATTACCCGTTACATTCCCAGTTACATTTCCTGTAATATCTCCTGTTACGTCACCTGTAACATTACCTATTACATTTCCTTCTAAATTAGCAACTAAACTAGCTACTGCATATCCTGTTCCGCTTGTATTTACTGTTGTATTAGGTTCTTCTTGTAAGTCTTTAAATAAATGAAATTTAGTATCTGAAGCACTTCTATATAAACCAGCATATAAATCTTGAGATCCTGAAGTATCATATAAACCATAGAATCCCAGATCAACAAGGTCAGAAGTATTGTTGTCATTACCCACTATAATCAATGGATCCTTGACACTTAATGTGTCAGTATCCACTGTAGTAGTAGTTCCTTCAACAAGTAAATTACCTGTAACTGTTAAATCTCCTCCTATTTTAGAATTACCAGAAACCTGGAATACAGTAGTAGGTGAAACACCTATACCTATTCTACTTGTTGATATATATAAAGGTGTATTATTTCCTACACCATCCGTAATTTGTTTAGCACTAGATGTTATGATCCCATTATCAGTTGCTTTTAAAAGCGAATCATAAGTATCAGATATTCTAGTTCCTGTTAAAGTCGTTCCCATAAATATCTATTTATTATTATTGTTTTGTTTTTCAAGTATTTTGTTAATAAATACTTTTAATTTAACCACATTCTCCTGTTTAGGTTTATAAGTATTTTTCTTACTTATCATAAAACCCAACCATTAAAGTTTTCGTTCTTATCAGGATACATTCCATCTTCATTAATGTCATTGTATTCTGGATATGAATTATTGTTATTATCCATATAATCCAAGAATCTTCTAACATAGAATTCAGCCTTATCTCTAGAACTGTCTACTAAAGATTTAATCTCTTGCATCGAAGGAGTCTCTGATGACTCGCTTCGATGTCTAAAGACACCTCCGTTACTAACTTGATATGAAGCGAACATATAATAGTCACTTTGTGCAAACCAGATTAGCATTGGTGTTAAGTAGTCGTTTAGGAGTGTTTTATAAACCGCATTACCAGCATCATCAATAGTATCATTTACTATTAATGTTGATATTTTATTATACAGTTTAGTCCCTAGATAATTCTGAATATGAATGTCCTGAGCTACTTCAATAAACTGAATGAATTTATCAGCATCTACAGCACCTCCAATTATGGATTTTCTTCTTAAATCATCAGTCGTTATGAATAGTGCTTTCATCTTTTTTCTTTTTAAATATTGATTTAACTCTTTCTATTGCAGATAATTTTTCTCCAGTTTCTTCTTCTCTCTTAATCTTAGTCTCAATGTTATCAAGTTCAGTAAACTCAATTGGTTGAAGAGTAACAAAATAAAGGTTTAAGTATATGCCGTTGAATTCTAAAAGCTTATTAAAGCATTCTAAGAGCTGTTCTTGGAACGGTCTAATAACTATGTTGTCCATAAGCACAGAAGCCGTTCTAAGCTCCTCTGCGTTATTCCCAAAGCCTGTATTGTCTTTAATACCAAGTAGTATTGGTGATACAATTCTATGACCTAACATTATCTTCTCCCTAGCTTCATCAGCTAAGAATTGATATTGTGCGTGAGCATCTGGTAAATGTATTGGTTCTATATCTGCTTTTCTTTCTGGATCCTCGTTAAAGGCTAATATAAATTTACCTGAGTTAGAAGTTCCTCCAAACTTATCCTGGATCTTTCCTTCTATTAACTGTTGAGCTTCTTCATCCGGAACACCATTATTAAAATTAATAAGTAAACTTGGCTGTAAACCATTTTTAATATTATTAATATGATAATTAGATACTTCTTCTTCTAAAGAAGAGTATTGTAGGGATCCGTGATAGTCAACTGGAGCATAGTAATAAAAACCAGACCTATAAGGTTTAATGACGTAAAGCTCTCTGTATTCGCTTTTACTTCCATATCCAAAAGCAGGTATTCTTTTAGGGCTGTCACTTGTTTTCTTTTCAGACCATTTAGGATGATAGTAATAACCTTTTATCTGTCCTTTATCTGCTTTTTCAGCTCTAATAGTTTCCATTGGAAAATGAGTAACACTAGTTATAGCTGTTTTAGATTTGTTATAAACAATCTGCATTGCAGCTTGCCCAAGTAATTTATAATCATTTACAACTCTTTTTACTTGATCTCCTTTTACAAGATCTTTCATTCTAGCATACATTTCAGGTTTTTCTCTGCTATCTGTAGCTTCTATACCTCTACCGTAGATCATATCTACAATACCGTTTATACAACAAGAATTTGTTGGACTACTTAAGTAAAGGTTTATTAAGTTGTCAAAATAATCATTATTTTCTCCGTAAGTTACCCAGTCCTTGTTATAATGTTCTTTTATTTCTGGCGTAGTATAACCTTGAAGATTAACAACTCTAATATTATTTTTATATGTTTTCTTTTTAGCCATATTATATTGTTATGTATTTCTGTCCTGAAGGGGAAGCATCGTGTTCATCATACTTTCCTGTGTTTAATGTATGAGGAATAGTTCTATCTGTTTGAGCTGTACAATAAGCTTTATCTCTGTACAATAGACTTCCTGATCTTGTTACTTCTATATAATACATTTTACTCTCAGACAAAATACTGAATGTACAAGGTATTTCTATAAAGTTACCGCTATAAGTAGCAGTTAAGCTTGTTAGTGTTTCTGTTTTTCTAGTACCGTCTTCAGTTATTTTTAATTGAACATTACTATCTTCTAAATAAGATCTAGGTACAATCTTAATTGTTTGTGAAGTTGATACTGGTAATAGTATTATCATATATAGATAATCAAAAAAAACCTATTTTGTTTTAAATAAAAAAGCCCCACTGAAAAGTGAGGCTTTTATACAAATTAAGAAATGATTAGTTTCCTCCTCCAGGTATTCCTGATGGATCGTCATCAACATCTACATCGGTAGCAACTCCAGGTACAACAGTAATTGTACTTGCATCTCCTAAAGTCAACTGAGTATCTGTTTCAGCAGTAACAGAAATAAAGTTAGCAGGCTGTCTTTCTTGGCCAGATAAAGTTAAATTGTATCCACTTAAGTCTCCCATTGCAGATCCAGTAGAAATAGTTCCACCAGTCACATCAGCTCCGTGTTCATTACCTACATAGAAGTAGTTATCATTATTATCTTTTACAATAATGTGTGGTCTTCCAAAAGACAATAATTTAATTTCTTTATGGTCTTTTAATGTTAATTTAGGTAAAACTAATGTTAGAACTTGCTCAAAGAATGTACCCCCTGTATCAGTAGAGGAATTAATTGTTTGTTCTAAATTAGAATTGCCTTTAAGATCGTATCTGTAAGCAGAAAGTCCAGATCCAAGTCCATCAATTTCATCAGTATTGGTAGCGTCATAAGCAACGTCAGTTGTACCATAGTTAATGAAATAAACGGCTTTTATGCCTCCTACTGAGTCTTTACACGGTCTTTGTCTTCCTTGTGTTAAATCGCAACTCATATTATTATTTTTTTATATTAAAAAGGCGGCGTTAGCCGCCCTTTTGTTAAACATCTATTTTATTTATTAAGCGTTTACTCTGTAAACGATATCAGATCCAATTCCGTATTGAACTCCACTTGTAAATCTCATAATTACTCTTACATTTTGAGATCCATCTAAGTCAGCCATATCGATAACCTTCACTTCGTTGTGGTCAGATAATAATCCTGTTCCAAAGAATAAGTTAGATTTTTCAGCTGCAACAGCAGTGTCATCAGCTAATCCATTAGCAACAAATAGTTTTACACCATCGAAGCTTAATGAACCGTTGTTCCACCATTGAGTTCCTTGAGAGTTTGTACCAGCAGCACCTAATCCAGAAGCACCAAATCCACCTAAGCTTCTTACGTAAGCTCTAGCGATATTTTGTGATACATATAAATACATATCTTCTTGTCCGTATAAAGAAGAAGGAATTGCATCTACGATAGAACCTAATTCAGCGATTACGTTAGCAGAAGTAATTGCAGAACCAGTTACATCTATAACATCAGAATCAGCAGCTAATAAAGTAGAGAATCCGTCAAATTCACCAGCGTTAGCGTTAACACCACTCCAGATATTTTGCTCAGTCTTCTCAGCAACTTTAGCAGCAACGTGAGAGATTAAGAAATCACTAAATTGTGGAGGTAATTTATCAAATGCAGAATATCCCATTTGAATAGCTTCCCAGTCAGAACGGAAGTCTTTTTTACATAGTTCAATGTTAACTTGGAATTCTTCTGGTTGAAGGATTCTTTCAGTTAATGTAACTGAACCTGTGTCAGCAAAATCACAAGAAGCATTAGCAATTAGTCCACTAGAAGAAACTTTTTTCATTACTTCTTTGAACTTTACGTTTGGTTTTACTGTAATTCCACCATTGTCTATAGTAGAACCAGATAATAATGCAGCAGAGATATACTTTCCAGCAAACTCTCCAGCATAAGTACTTGTAATTGAAGTTGTAGTAGCCATTTTTAATTATTTTAGTTTTGGTTTTATTATGATATTTTGTTTAATACTCTATCCATTATTGTTTGTGGTCTTTTTTGACCATATAAATGAATATTGTTTTTTTCTACGTTGGACTCAGGAGAATGAGCAATAGGCTCTACTTCTGATTCCTGTGAAGATAATTCCACTTCACTTTCTTCTGATACTTCTTCAGAATTCAATTCTTCTGGAACTTCAGGAGACTTTTCGTCACTCATTGATTCCATTAATTGGTCGTACATTGCTTTTACTTCAGCAATAGCTTTAGAAAGTTCTTCTTTAGTAGCGTATAAATCTTCTTTTTCAATTTCCTCTACAGGAATTTCATCAGAAACTTCATCCTTTACTTCTTCGATAACTTCTTCGGCTAATTGTACATCTTCTTTTACTTCTACAGGTTCAGTTGGAGCAGTATCTACTTTAACTGAGTTGTCTGTTGCAGTAATATCAGCAAAATCTTCTTGAGATTGCGAATCATTCTCATTCAGTTCGTCAATGATAGCCATACGATCCTTTCCGGCACTACAGCCGAGGAGTTACATACTAAGACCCTAGTTGTCCTGTTAAGGATTAGGAGTTGTTTTTCTTTCTCTCTTGAGAAAGCTTTTCTGCCCTCTTTT